CACTGTTGCGTGCAGAAATTAGAGCCTTAGAGACAGACGTTATTACAGGAGTAGTTGACGTAAAGAACTGGGTAGCTAAAGAAGCTTTGAAAGATGAAGCCCGAGGTTTAGCTAAAGAGAGAGAGCCGCGTTCATTTCGCGTCCTACGTCTTCCTGTCAACATTTTGTGCAAACAATTGACAGGTCAGATGGTAGATAATCTTATTCGTGCGCGACACAGTCATGGCATTCTTATAGGGATCAATCCTTATAATGAATGGGACCAGTTGTATGCACGATTATCCAAACATCGAGTTATAGCAGCCGACATAAAGAAGTTCGATGGTAACATGTTACCTCAGGTTCAGTATGCTGTTAGAGACATACTTGTAGAGAAGTTTCAAGGGACTGCGGAACGCAAGCAATTGCTGTCCGTCATTCTGACTTCCATGATATCTAATATCGTGGCGGTCAATGATGACGTCTACTTGACTACACATTCTATGCCGTCTGGGTGCTATTTGACTGCTATAGTTAATAGCTTGGTACATAAGTGCTATACTGCAATGTGGTATAAACACCAATTGCCACAAGCGACATTATCCTCGTTCGATAAGGACATAGAAGATTGTGTGTATGGAGACGATAAATTGTGCGTAGTAAAGCGCGAGTATAACTCGCTCAATGCTATCACTATGAGGGACTATTTCGAGTCGATCGGATTAGGCCTGTCTACAGCGGACAAAAAAATTATAGTACATCCTTTTGATGAGTGGCAAGAAGTTAATTTCCTGAAAAGGACTTTTGCCTATCACCCGTTTCTCAAGAAGGTGATGTGCCCGCTGGTTGATGACACGATTCTGTCGATGCTCAATTGGTGGGACACCACTAAAGAGTTTGACGATGTCATGCAAGGAAAGATCACTAGTTTTTTACATGAGATCTATTTGCGACCTGACTATGACGATTTGCGCCACAAGTTAGGAGAACACTTAGAGTCTATTGGGAGCCATTATAGGATGGTACCCACGGCTTTAATACACCAAACCTTTATGCGAGGAGAGCTGGAAAGCCCTTATGCGCATACTGGTTGAACTTGACAGAAAATAGGAGTTATAAGAGACAGCTGCGTGTCTCGCTACCATAACTGTCTCGTAAGCAGCAAACCCAAAGTGACGTTATCTGGAATGTCACATTTGGTAAAAACCAGAAGCATTAATAATCAATCATCAACACAGAAAGACTCTCTTCTAGAGAGCAAACAAAATGCAGTCGATTATCGAGAGATATATCCGGCTAGAATTAAATATAATCAATTTTCTCGTTTACCATCAGATATGGAAAAACTACCTTTTGACTACTCACAATTTGTAAAT